ATATAGCGGAAAACCTTAGACGGGGACGCGATGCCGAAAATGGACATAACCGTGCCGACCAGGTCGTTCATGCAGTTGGACACGTTGGCCACCAGGCCGTCCCAGAACGTCACGAACCCGGACCAGATGTCGTCGATGATGGTTTTACCGATGGATCCCCAGTCCGTAGACCGGAATGTGTTGACGATGGAACTGATGACCTTCGGCAGCTCTCCGATCAGCGTGGGGATCATGCCGATGATACCCGTCGCCAGGCTGACCAGCAGACGCCCGCCGGCCGCCAGGATCTGCGGCAGGTTTTGTATGATGCCCTGGAAAAGCGCCGAAACGACCCGGACCGCCGTGGTCAGGATCGTCGGGATCGCGCCGCTGATGCCGTCGATCAGGCCCAGCAGCAGTGTGATCCCGGTGGTCATCATGTTCGGCAGATTGGCTATAAATGTATCAATCAGCGTGGACAGAATGTCCTGCGCAGCCGTCAGCGCTCCCTGGATGCCTCCGGTGTCTGCAGCTTCCAACAGCGTTGCCACCCAGTCCATGACCATGGGCAGTGCTTCGCCGGACATCATGGTGAACAGGTCCTCAGTCAGCGCTCCGGCCAGCTGCGTGGCGTTGTCCTTCAATGTGGAAATACGGCCGTTAAATGTCTGCGACTGTTTCTCCAACGCGTTCTCATATACTCCGCCGGATTCCGCCGCCATTTCGAACGCCCTGGTCAGGTCTTCATAGCTGACCTCCATGTTCGCGGCTTCTTCCGTGGTGACGCCCATGGCGTCGGCCAGAAGGCCGTATATATTGATGCCCGCGTTCGCGAACTGGCGGATGTCCATGGCCGTCGCTTTTCCCGTGTTCCGAATGCCCTGCATGTTCGCAGACATCCGGGACAGCTCCGCCGATCCTCCACCAGTGGCCGCGATCGCGTTGGCCAGGTTCAGTACGTCCTTCCTGGCGTCGTCAGCGTCCACGCCGGCAGCGACCAGCGCCTGGTTCGCCTGCGTCAGGCTGTCCACGTCGAACGGCGTGGATGCCGCGTCCTCCCGGATCTGCGCCATGACGCGCTGCGCTTCCTCACCGGATCCCAGCAGCGTGGAAAAGGCGGTTTCGTAGGTTTCCATTTTGGCGTTGAACTCCACGCCCGCCTGCGCCACCTGCTCGACGCCGCTGACCGCAGAGCTGGCCATGTTGACAAACGCCTCGCCCACTCGACGCGCGGCGCCGGTCATCACCTGTTCCAGCGCTGTGCCACCTTTGGACGCTCCCTTTTCGACTGCGCTGCCAGCTCTTTCCCCTGCTGCTTGCGCGTCGCTCTCGACGCCGCTGTCGTCTATGTCGACCTTATAAATTATCTTGCCATCTTCTGCCATGCGCGTGTTACCCCCGTAAAATGGTGGATTGTTTCAGACTTGCCGCGAAGGATTCCATTCTCTCTTCGTCCGTCATCTGCAGCGCCACACGCGCTTTGGCCTCCTGCAGTGCGCGGATCTCTTCCTGGTTGTATTTAGTAGGATTCGGAATTTTCCGCCGGCGTATGTCGATGGTTCGCATTAGCGCCGTGTCTGACGGCAGATCCGCCAGCAGCTCAAAAAATTCCAGGAAATGGATCCGCTGCCGCGTTAAGTCGATGCCGATCCGCCGGAAGGCAGACCGGATCAGCGGCGCGTCCTGGTGCAGGTCCATGTATTTCTGCCGGTCGGTGCTTACCTTTTTCGGCAGCATGTCAAATACTGCCCGGACGATCTGCTCCTGCGTCTCCGGATCCTTCGGCACCTTCTCGCGCCGGGAAAGCAGCAGACGACACTGCAGATCCAGGCGGTCGGCCATGGTCATTTCCTTCATATCCTGCACGTCCACCGCCATCAGGAACCGGTCGTATCCCGTGTCCAGCCGGTACGACTTCCCGCCGACGATCACCCGGTCCGGATATGGATCATATACGTTCCCCATCTTTGCGACGTCGCAAAAATCAGAACCGGCCGAACAGCGTGGTGCCGCGCCTGGACGCGTTCGCGGCCTTCGCCAGCTGCTCCGCCCTCTGCCTGCTCGCCTCTTTCACCTGCGGCATGATTTCTTCATTGATAAACGGAAACAGGTCAACCAGCATTTCCGTATAGTTTTCGTCGTAAAATTCCAGGATCTTCATAGCCTGGTCATCCCCGAAAATGATTTTGAAAATTTCCAGGACCGCCTGCCCGAACGCTTCCATCGTTCTCGTATCTCTAGGATTCTTTCTCAGGTCGTTCTGCAGCATACCGATTTTTTCATAGCTTTTATTCACGCGCGCCGCGATCTGGTCAATGTCCAGGTCCACGACGACGGTCAGCTCCTGCGTGCCTTCTTCATTCAGCAGCTGCAGCGTTTCATGGATTCGTCTTTTCTTTCTCTGTACTGTAAACATATTTTTCCCCTTCTTTCAAAAAAAGACCGGCGCCACCATGACGCCGGTCTGCCTCTGTTTTGCTTTGCTATGATGCCGCCACGACGGTCGCCGTGCCGGATCCGGTCACGGTATAGGTGGACACGTTGACCATCGCCACCGTCACCTGCTGGCCGGCTGCGATCTGATAGGTCGCCCCGTTCACAAAATCGTTCCAGTCCGTCAGGACGCTGCCAGCTGCCGCTTCCGGCGCCGTGTCGCCGTAGGCATAGACAAATTTGCACCCGGCGTCCGGGAACGTGGGGACGACGGTCAGAACCGTCTGGCCTGCCTCGCTGCCGGACACGCTGGTCACGGTCAGCGTGGCGGATGCCGCCACCGTTTCGACGACTGGCCGTCCGTTGTAACTGAAATCAACGGAAACGGCAGCGCCGTCCGTTGTAGCGCCTCCGAACGATGAAATATTTTTCATCGTGACGCGGTTCGTGTATCTTGTGACGGTTCCGTCCGCGTTGGCGACAGACAGGCGGACGTTCGTCTTCCTGGCCTCCATTAGGTTCAGGCGCTGGCCGAAAATGAAATCCTGCGCAGCGTCTCCGATCTTCCGGACGCCAGTCAAAGACAGGACCGGATGGAGGCCGGTTACTTCATCCGACCCGAACCCCTTACCGCACAGAAAATAATATTCCTGCACCTGCTCGTTCAGGTTTTCAGTTAAGTTATTGAAACCGTCGCAGACCGGCTTCCAGGTCCGCGCGGACGCGAAAGGCGTGATGTCGATTTCCAGCTCCACGCCGTACTGCGTTAAAAGATAGGACATATCAGATTCCTCCTACATTGATTTTAACCAGCAGCGAGGACCCGTACAGCCACTGGCTGTTCTGCTCCCGACCGATCAGGCGCGGGGACGCTACCGTCTCAATGGCATAGATCTGCCAGCCGTCACCCATCGGGAAGTCCATCCGGCGTGTCAGGCTTTTGTGAATCGCGTCCAGCTGACGGATCACCGCGGACTGGCTTGTGCTTTTTCCGTTGCAGACGATGGTCATCCGCTCGTTGCTCCCGATGTCCCGGAAGATCGTCGCAGATCCCGCCTGCCCTGTCATGGCGATTCCGTCATCTGGCGGCATGGACCCGGTGACGATGGCCACGCCTGCCGCGTCCTCCGCCATGCTGATGACCGCCTGCAAAATATCATCGTATATTAGGATCACCCCCCTGCGCCTTTGACGAACTCCCGCTGCGCGACGGTCAGCCAGTCCGCGTCATGCTGCGCCCTGGCTGCCTCGACCCACAGCGTGGTCGCCTGCGCGTTTATGCTGCGGTCATGATTTACGATCACATGGGACCCGTCCGGCCAACAGCCATAATACTGATACGCCGCGTATACGGTGTCCCAGGACACCGCGAAGGCGTCCTCATATTCCTGCACGCGCCCGCTGTCTTCCAGCGTCCCCTGGTCGTGCGGCGTAAACGGCCGGCAGTCATCCAGGATCTGCTGACACAAAACGGGACCCGCGGCAGCCTTCCCCGCGGACATCCTGGCAGACAGATGTGCGCGGTCCAGCCTGACGGTGACGCCCATCAGACCAGGCCCAGCTCATAATGGTGCAGGTTGTCCTCGTCGTCAGGCAGTGCGTCCACGACAAGGACGGTATAAGGCCCAGACGTTCTGCCGCGCCGGTTTCGGATCTGGCAGGTCATCACCCCGCCGGCCTTCTGTGCCTTCTCCTGCAGTGCTTCCAGATCCAGGTGCGGCATGGAATACCGCGCGTCCACAAAAAGGACCCCGCGCAGGACGACCTCCGTATTTTCCCGCGTTTTGTGCGTGCTGTTATCAGCCTGCACATGTACGCCGGTCATGGTGTACGTCTCCACGCTGGTCGGCTTCTGGTAGCGGTCAAAACTAGTCGGGACCGTGAAGATGGCCGTATCCCGCAGGATGCGGCGCGGAATTGGTGAAAGCATTACGGAAACACCCCCCAAACCGTTGGAAAGTCCAAAGCAGGAACCGACGGATCCAGCAGGCCGGTCTGTTCCAGCGCCGCGATGGCAGCCGGGCAGACCATGGACGCGGATCCGGTGGCGCTTGCCCTGGATCCGCTGTTGACCCTTACCTTCCCCACGGACCAGTCTGCCGCGGTTTCTCCCGCGACGGCCACGTCCAGGCCGTTCAGGCCATAATATTCGATCTGTGCGCAGATCGCGTCCTTGATCGCGGTCTGCAGCACCGCAGGCAGGCCGGCAGCGTTTGCCGCCCTGCCGTGCGTGATCTGGTCGATCAGGCGCTCCGCCTTCTTCTCCATCCGGGGAAATTCGGCCCCGTCGACCGCCTCGCCCATATATGTGGCGTTATAATATTCGAAATCAACGAGGCCCATTTCTCCCTCCTTACGACGCTGCCACGACGGTCGCAGAACCGCCGGCCACGACATGACCGGTGGCCTTGTTGACCAGTGCGATGGTCGCGACCTGGCCTGTGGCGATGGTGGCAGTGACAGGCAGGATAGGTGCCTTCGTCCAGGATCCGGACGGCAGCGCGGCGCCGTAGGTCAGCGTCACCGCAGAGGCTCCGCTGGTGTAGTACGCCTCCAGGTTCGCGCCGACCATGCCTGCAGATCCGATGCCAGCACCGGAAGCGGCCAGGACGGTCTGACCGGAAGCAGGACCGGCCACGCTGGTCACGGTCAGCGCTCCCAGCGCAGGCGCGCTCTGGAACGCGAACAGACCGGCGCCTCTCTGAATCAGTGCAAAAACGTCGTAATAATAACGCTCATAGTACAGATATTTGCCTTTGCTCTGCGCGGTCGGATCGGACATCATGGAGACGTCGTACACGATAGGCGCCGCGATGGCCATGGTGTCGTAGAACAGCATGGCGATCTGCGTCGCTCCGCTGGCCACGGCCCAGCCGGTGGAGAAGTCATACGCGGATTTCATCATGTCGGACGGGATCTCCTGGATGAGGACGCCGTCCAGTTTAGCGATGTTCCGGTCTACGGCCTGGATGCCGTTTGTCACCTCGATGAAACGCGTAATGCCTGCGGCCTGCTTCAGCAGCTTGTAAACCGCCGGGATCACCTTACAGCGTACCCGATCACGGTTTACGCGCTGATCGGTCATATAGGCCAGCGCGTCGTCCCACTTGTCCAGAATGTTCGCGGCGGTCAGCGCCGTGCTGTCACTGCCGCCGAACTGGCCAGCGAACGCGGCCAGCTTGCTGGACATATAGGCGTCCTGCTCCGGGATCTTCTGAAACTCGTTGAAAGTTCTGGTGATGTTGGCGATGGTGGCCACCTCGTTGGTCTGGTCCATGTCCATGGGATCCACCAGTGTATCCCATTCGCGGTCCATGGCCATGTCGCACGCCTGCCAGTCAAGATCAAAATTCCGCGTAAAAACACCGTCGATCCGGTCACGGTTGACCGCTCTGGCGCCGGTCGTGGACATCATGGGGATGTACACGGTCTTCCCGCGCAGCGGCCGGAACCGGACGCTTTCGCCCTGGTTCCACAGGTCGCCATAGTAGGAAAGATAAGGATATGCGTTAGCAAGTTCGCGGCCATACTGTGCCGCATAGTTCAGATTAGGCATAATTGCCCTCCTTTACTTTTTAGGGACGAACCCCCAGGCGTCCATAAATGACGGCCCGGTCTTCCCCGTAGGTGCGGATCCTGCCGGATCTGCTCCAAACATGGGCGGCTTCGTCGGTTCCTGCTGTACGGTGAAGAGATCCGGCATGGCCGTCGCCATTTCGGTGATCTGCTCGCTGTACGGCTTGTGGTTATCGGCGTGGTCAAGTTTCCCCCACACGATGTCCCGATACGGCGCCTTCACGCTCGCGAACTCTTCGCCCTGGAACGCTTCCAGCTTTGCGGCCTTCTCCGCCATGGCGATATATGTCGGATCCTGCGTGACGTCTGCCACGCTCTCCGCCTTCGCTGCCGCGACCGCCGCGTCGATCTGCGCCTGTATGTCGCTGTTCGGCGTGTAGTCCTTCAACGTGCGATTTCTTTCCGCCATGATGGTGTCCACCTTGTCCTCCGGGACCCCGTTATCAATGAGAAATTTTCTTGAAAATGCCATTCTGTTCCCCCTTTTCTTACGCGCCTCCGGAACGCTGCGCGACTGGACCCCGTTGACGCCGGTCCGCACGAAATTTTTTTATGAAAAAAAGACGCCTGCAGGACGTCCTTTTATCAGCTCTGTTTTTTTGCGACGTCGCAAAACCGCGTCGCCTTTTTATTCGTCATCGTCTTCCAGTGCCAGGGAAGCGTCGACGGATTCCTTAGTCTTCTTGATGGCAGCCTGCAGCAGCGTGATCGCTGCCGTGGACAGTGCCTTCTTCGTGGCGGCGTCGTCTGTGTTGATGGCAGTCCGCACGACGTTCGCCGCGCTGTGAATCATATCGCAGACCTCCTCCGCTGTTCTGTATCTCTCGTCCATTTCATTGGTCGGCATGTTCTTATTCTCCTTTCTTCTTTCGGCCGCGTTTCGGCTTTTCTTCCACTGCCGGTGCTGCCGGCTCCGCCTCCTGGCCCGTCACCTGTTCCGGATCCGGCACGGCCGCAGGATGAATATCATCAAAAGACGCGAACAGCTGGCCACAGCCGCGGCACAGGATTCCGTCTTTTGTCCCCATCAGAAATTTATTTTCGTGTTTGCACGCCATTGTTTCCTCCTACAATTTTTATGCTGCCCGGATTCCAGGAAAACCGTTTTCCGGTGGTTTCTTTCGTGATTTTTACAAGTTCCTTTTCATCAGATTTTTTCCGCGTTGTATTCGTCATAAATGCCCTCCGCTTTCCATCTTTCTATTACTTCTTCCTTTGTCGCGTATCTGATTTCTCCAGGACTGCTTCCTACAAAATCCATTTCAAAAACAGTGTCATCCCCTCGCTGGTATGTCTTATTAACTCTGAACTCAGATCCACGCGGTAAAAGAAATTCATATTCCTCATCCGCTGCCCCGGAAAGGGGATTGATCCATGCCCCGTGGTTTTTCCCTGCCGGAACTGTAATCTGCATTACTATGTTCCCGCTCGCCACCTTTTCGCTGATCACACTGGTCGATACATACCCGTCATCGCGGAAAGTATTCCCGACCGCAGCCATTAACGAATTCGCGACGTTCTGGTCGCACGTCCTGTATACAATAATCGGATCTTTCAGTTCAAAAGACGCCAGCGCGCTGTCCATATCTTTTATATATGTTTCGATTGGTCTTGTCTCAGTCTCGTTCCATGCGTCTACCATCTTTTTCGTCATCTGTCCGCGCAATAGTCCATTTATTCCGGAATATGCGTCGCCTGTATAACTCGCGATTGCCAGGGATTCCTCTGCTGTAATGCTGTCTTGCCATGAACCAAACATGCTGTTTTTATACTCTTCCATTTTGGCGTCATATTCTTCGCGGTTTTCACGTCTCAGCGCCCTTTCCGGCCGTTCTCCAAAATAGGCATTAGCAGCTGCTCCGTCGTTGCCAAAATCCTGCGGACGCGGTGTCGGCGCTGGTGCCGGTGCTGCCGATCCGGATCCGGACATTCTCCTGGATGGCGTCCCGCCGATCTGCTCCCGGTCGTATCTGCGCGTCCGGCCGGTGCGGTCGATAAATTCCCGCATTTCCGCCTGCGCGTCCTTCACTCGCTGCTTGTCGGCGTCCGTGGCCGTGTCGCCGGCCATTTCCACCACACGCTTCGCCGCCCGGATCTTCCGCTCGATGGCGCGCTGCTCCTGGCTCTCTTCGTATGCTTTTTTATTCGCCTCATCGTCCTGGATGTTGTCGGCGCCGTGCGGGATCGTGACGCCGGGGATGATCGGAATCGGAAAATGCCCGCAATTTATCCCGAACAGCCCCGCCGGCTGGCCATAGGTCGTTACGTTCAGCGGCTCATACTGGACCGTCCGCCCGTCCCCCAGTTGCACCTCTCCGGCGCTGTTGTCCCAGGAATAATATTTTCCTTGATACGGATAGCACAGCGGACGCGCCGCGGCGTGGCTGCTGACCTGAAAAACATAGGTGTTATAGTCACCCATGAACGCCTTCGTGCTCTGGATGGCCACGTTGTGCACCGTGGTTCGGATGTCCATGTTCACATAGGCTTCAGGCGTCCAGTGATGGCCGGCCCGGTCGATGAACCCGGTCAGGCCCTCGTCCGCGATCCTGCCGATGGCGCGCCGCATGGCCACCCTGCGCGTCTCCACGCCGGTGGCAACGTTCCCCGTTGCTTCGTTCAGAATCGTCTGCGTCCGCTCCGCGCGCTGCACTTCTTCCGTCGTCAGCTGCACGGCTCTGGCGTACTGGTCCAGCGTGCTCTGCAGCATGGTGGTGTTTACCAGGTTCAGCTTGTCCGCGGCCTGCTCGGAATAGTCCTGCAGGATGTGCACCGTCGAATCGGTGACAGGCGGCGTGACGTGTCCGTCCTTCGCCGCCTGCTCCATTTCTTTTTCCAGCCGGTCCAGCGCTGCCGCCCTGGTGTCTTCCATGGTGGCGCGGATGGTGGCCGGCATGGCCTTAATCCATTTGTTGATGATGGACGCGTTCTCCTGCGTCAGCTGTCCCAGCTCCGCCAGCTTCTGGATCTCCCAGGCGGCCGTATGTGTCCAGGTCGGCGCGGTGATATGTCGCCCGATGTTTACCATCAGCTCGTCGACCATGTGGATATAAACTTCTTCGATCGGATCAGCCAGCTGCTGGATCTTCTCCGGCGTGATAGCCACAGGCCGTCACCCCCCTTATTATTCCGCGGTCTGCAGGTTGATCAGATCGACGGCTCCCGCGCTGATCCGCGCCTCCTTCGCGATCCTCTGCAGCTCTTGGTCTGCCTCTTCTTCCGTCAGGCCCTGGCCATACTTCGGATCCG